GACGAGTCAGAGAGTCCCGCTACCTTTGACACCAAAGAAGTCAAGTACGTCCGTGTCATCTCGATGAACGAAACAGGGGTCGGCGGTACGTGGCAGCTTTTCCGTCAAGGGGAGAAGTCGCTCGAGGCTGCAGGTCAGGGCACACACACCTTTGACGAGATCCCTCTCGATGTCGTCTACTTCAAGAAGCGTCGAGACGCAAAGGTCCGGTACATGAGGGGCGAGCCTCCTCTCCAGGATCTCGCTGAGATGAACCTGTGCCACTGGCACTCAAGTTCCGATCAGCGCAACGCACTACGCTTCACACGGTTCGGGATGCTCGTGCAGACGGGTGTGTCCCTGGAAGAAGCGAAGAAGCCTGTCACCGTTGGCCCCGGGTATGTCTTTCGTTCCACCGAACCGACCGCAACATTCTCGTTCTGCGAGTCGTCGGGCGACGGAGTGGCGGTAGGAGAGAACGATCTCAAGCGGATCGAAGAGCGGATGGAACTTCTCGGCCTGCGTCCTCTTGTCGAGGCGACATCTAACTCTACTGCAACAGGCAAGACGATCGATGAGAACAAGACCGAAACCGCGATCCAGCTTTGGGTCCGTGCAGTCGAAGAGGGGATCTCGTCCGCATTTCGACGAGCGTTCAAAATGATGGCCCGAGACGAGCCGGAGGGGTTCGCCATCGACATCTTCAGTGATTTCTCAACGCTCCTTCCCGACCCTACTATTCTCACTTTCCTCCAGGGGATGCGTACGGGAGGAGACCTTTCCCGTGTCACTTTCCTGGAAGAAGTGAAGCGTCGTGGCATTCTGTCTCCGAGCGTGGACCCAGAGGCCGAGGCGGAGGAAGCTGCAAACGACGCGCCGTTACTGCCGAACCCGTTCGGAGACCCCAAGGCGGATCCCGATAATCCCAAGCCGGACCCGACCGGCAAGCCTCCGTTCCCAAGTGCCACATCATGATCCGTATCGACCCACGAATCTCACGAGCGTTCTTCCGGGCAACCGGCACTACGCTCTCCGCTAATCGTCGTCTGCGCGACGACGCGGTGAGGCACGCCATCGTCCTCGAGCGTTACAAGCGTCACGAGGTCGATGCTGTGGGTGCGTTCATCGACCGGCAGGTGCTGCCGAAAGTCGTAAACATGGTCAACATGGCGTTTGCTCGCGGTCGGGAGTGGACAGCTAAACACTACGCAGAACTCCTCGTCAATCTCAACTCCCAGCTGCGAGTGTCGATGTCGATCGTTGGAGACCGGGTGCAGGAGACCATGAAGAACTTCGCTCTCACCGAGGCGGAGTGGGCCGTTGCGAGCCTGACCCGGGCTGTGCCTCTCGAGATCGTGTTTGCGTCTGTGTCGCCAGACCTGCTGGTGTCTGCTGTGGCTCGCAACCCACTCAAGGGTCGGATGCTCAAGTCTTGGTTTGACGGGATCGCGCAGGGATCTGCAAACGCCATCGTCAAGCACATCCGCCAAGGGATCGTCGTGGGAGAGTCCACCGACAAGATCGTTCGCAAGATCCTCGGGGACCGTGCATCGCAGGGAGCGTTCGAAGGCACTGCACGCTCGGTGAGGTCTGATGCTCAGGCTGTTGTTCGCACAGCCATCAACGAGACAAGCGCAACAGCGAAAGAGCGTGTGTACGCAGCAAACACAGACGTCATCGGTTTCGTCCAGATCGTGGCTACGCTCGACGAGCGTACGACCGACATCTGCAAGGCGCAGGACGGCAAGGTCTACCCGGTAAACTCTGGTCCTCGCCCTCCGTTCCACTTCAACTGCCGAACAACGACCGTTCCGATCACCAGATCCTGGAAGGAGCTCAAAGCTCATGCGACGAGCAAGGCAGACATGGTCGCCCTCGGCAAGCTTACCGACACTCCTGCGGGAGCCCGAGCGAGCATGCAAGGAGAGGTACCGGGCACACAGACCTACGAGACGTGGCTGCGAACCCAGCCAGCTTCCTTCCAGGACGACGTGCTGGGTGCGGGACGTGCCGAGATCTTTCGCTCGGGTAAGCTGCCGCTCTCTCGGTTCGTAGACTACTCAGGCAAGAGACTAAACCTTGCTCAGCTGCAGGAGATCGTGCGTAGCGAGTCTCCTAAGCCGAGCACAAGAAATGTCAGGTTTTAAATTCATACTCCCGCAGGCGCGGGAGTCCTGTCCAGGCGGGCAGGTATAACCAAGTGCCCTAAAAAGGGCAAACCACAGGTCAGGCGACCTTAGGAGGATTCGATGGCTCGTGCGATTCTTGATACGATCGACAATCTCCCCGAACTGCTCAAGGCTGAGTACGTGCTCGTCGGCGAGGGGCACCCTCTCGCCGGCAGGTTCAAGGGGAGGTACGCTCTCAAGGTTGACCCTGTCGATGGGGTCTCCATGGAGGACGTGATAGGGCTCAAGCAGTCGGTCTCTGAGCTTCGCGTGAAGCGTGACGAACTCACAGGGATTGTTTCCGCATTCGGAGACATGAGGCCTGAGGACGCCAAGAACGCTGTCGCGAAGCTGAAAGAGATGCAGGACTGGACGCCCGAGCAGAAGGTGCAGGAGCAGATCGAGGCTGCCAAGGCTCAGGTCCAGAGCAAGGCAAGTGCGAGGGAGCAGGAGCTTCTCCGTACTCTTGTGTCTAGAGACTTAGAAGTTGACAGCTACCTCGTCGATTCTTCTGCGGTCTCCGCCATCGCGAGACACCAGGGAGAGTCTAAGCTTCTTCTGCCGATCGTGAAGTCAAACTGTCGTGTCGTCCGTGACAATGACGGAAGAGCTCGTGTCGTGGTGCTTCAGGCCGACGGCAAGACTCCCCGCATCACGAACAAGCAGGGCAGCACCGACAACATGGGAATCGAGGAGTTCATCGAGTCGTTGAAGGCTGACGACGCGTATGCCCGCGCGTTCGACGGCACGAAGACCAAGGGCACAGGCACAGGCAAGCCTCCTTCCGGCAACTCAGGCTACAGAGGAACCGGGATGGAAGACCAAGACACGCGGGACGGACCCAGGCCTAGTGCCATGGACCGTCTGCGAGATGCACGCGAGCAGGGGACGGTCGAGTAAGTCTCGGCCTCCCACAGAATCCCAACCCCAAAGGAGAATCCTACCATGGCACTGACTCTTGTTGAAGCCTCTAAGCGCAACTCCGGTAACGTGCTCCGTTCAGCCGTCATCGAGACCTACGCTCGTTCCTCGGATATCCTCCGGGTGCTTCCGTTTGAGACCATCAACGGTGGTGGCGTCCGGTACGATCAGGAGCACACGCTTCCTGGCATCGGGTTCCGCAACGTGAACGGCAGCTACCCCGAGAGCACCGGCACTGTCAACCCGCAGTTCGACCCGACCGTCATCGCTGGCGGCGACCTCGACGTTGACAAGTACATCCTCGCGACTCGTGGTGCGAACACTCGCACTACTCAGGAGGAGATGAAGGTCAAGGCTCTCGCTCATCGGTGGTCGCTGGCGTTTGTCAAGGGCGACAGCACCACCGGTTCTGGCGAGTTTGACGGGATCCAGATCCGACTGCGGGGCACTCAGGTGATCGACAACGGAGCGACCTCAAACGGAGACGCACTCTCCATCGCGAAGCTCGATCAGCTGATCGATGCGGTCGATAACCCGACGCATCTCTTTATGACCAAAGCGATGCGGCGAATCCTGACCGCAGCTGCTCGCAACCCGGCTGTGGGCGGGTACATCACCTACGCTCGCGACGAGTTCGGTCGGCAGGTCACTCTCTACAACGACCTCCCGCTCCTCATCGCCGACCAGAACGGCGACGCGTACGCATCGATCGGCTTCAACGAAACCAACCCGGGTGGCGGCACTACGACCGGGTCTTCCGTCTACTGCCTCTCCATCGGGCCTGGCATGATCGAGGGAATTCAGAACAGCGACCCGATGGTCGTTGATCTGGGTGAGCTTGAGACCAAGCCTGCTCTTCGCACCCGCGTGGAGTGGTACGCCGGCATCGCCTGCTACCATCCCCGTGCCGGTGGTCGTCTGCGAGGTATCAAGGACGCTGCGGCCGTCGCCTGATTCACTGTCTCTCTCTTTCCAGAAGATCAACCTCTATCGGAGTCTCACTCAATGCTTAGCAGTACTTATAACTTTGGCCTTCCCGCCGACGAACTCTCGATCATGAAGGATGCTGGCCTCGTGGCTACGTCCGGCGCAGCGACTGTCAGCAGCGTTGCCCGAGTCTTCGACTGCGCTGCCAACGGCGCAGGCGGCTCGACACCCCCGACCCGAGGCATGTCTCAGGCTCCTGTGCTCAACGCCACTATGGACGTCAACATCACCGCCATCGAGGTGGCCTCGGGCGATGAGCTCTACACCGTCATTCTCGAAGGCTGCAACACAGCCGACTTCTCGACCGGATCTCCGCAGATCGAGCCTCTCGCCATGATGGCGGTCGGGGCTGGTGCAGTCATCCCCGGGGCTGGCAGCACGAGCACTCCGATTGGACGAATGACTCTCCACTTCACCAACGAGAAGCAGGGCACGACCTACCGCTACCTGCGGGTCTTCACTGTCGTCGCCGGCACCATCGCCTCAGGCATCAACTACACCGCTCGCCTCTCGCCCGACAATCTCCGCTGACCCGAACGGACCGAGGACTCAATCCTGGGGGAGCCTTCTCCCCAGGACTATTTGAGACACACCCAAGAAAGGATTTCACATGAGTACCAACCAGAGTCAAGAGTTCGGATCGCTGTACAGTGCCGACACAGGCACGGTACGCTGCTGGGATAAAGCCCAGGGCCGATGGATCGATCGGTTTGCGGTCGATGTCCGCGAAGGTCTCGCGACCGGGAGCCTCAGTCTTGCCGGTCCGAATGTCCGAATGGTCGGGTCGTCTGGCGAAGTTGTTGTGACCGAGTCTCAGATCGAGGAGATGTCAACTCGCGGCTACAAGATCGTCGAGGACGACACACAGGCCGAGACAGACGCTCCTTCCCAGGAATCGGATGTCAAGAAGTCCACTCCCGTTCGATCGAACTACGACTTCGCGCAGCATGTGCTCAGCGATCTACGTGAGATGGGCAACGAGGCAGACATCAAACACTTCGACTCCATGCGAAAGTCCGAACTCGTCGAGGCTCTCGCTGCGTCCGGGTTCACTCCCTGAGATCTCTGTCTGTCGGTTGAGAGACCGGCAAGACAGATTATGCCAACACTCATCGTCGAGAACGGTACAGGCCTTCCCAACTCCAACTCGTATTGCGATTCCGCATACGTCTCTGGATACTTGACCGGCAGCGATCTTACCGCTTGGCTCGACGCAGGTCGTGCAAGCATCACCGTCGAATTTACCTCAAACGCTACGAACGCACAGTCGATCGTAGTAGGTGCCACAACCTACACGCTCACGTCTGGAAGTCTCGACGCGGCAAACAAGGTGAGGCTTGGAGCTTCGCTGGCCGAGACCCTGAACAACCTCCAGGCGGCTCTGGAGGCGGTTGCAGGGGTGGGTATTCGGTTCGCATCCGGAACCACAGCCAACGCAGGCTTCCGGCTGCGTCCGGATGGCATCCGAGGCGTCTTCACGGCTGTGCAGGGCGGTTCGGCCAGCAACGGCCTCCAGATCGACGCGGTAGGGTGGGTAGGGCTCTACACGGCTGTAAACGGCACTGACGCAGCCCAAGAAACCGCCCTGATCAGGGGGGCCAGCGAGATGGAGCGTAGATGGGCCGCCAGATGGGATGGAGAGCGAGCCGTCCGAGGGCAAAGGCTCTCGTGGCCTCGCCGATGGACCACCGATCTAGATGGGTACGACATCCCGACCATGGTCGTGCCGGATCCGGTCAAGCAGGCTAACGCCGAACTCGCTCTCGTGGCTCTCCGGTACGATCTGTCTGCACCTATCACACCCGACACGTCGGCCACGATCGTGTCAAGCAGTGTCTCGGTGGGTCCTATCTCTGTCTCTGAATCTCTCGCAGGTGGAGGCAAGTCCTCGACGTACGTAGACGTGCCGAAAGCCACCCAGATCCTGGAGGCGAGTGGCTTGATTACTTCTGCCTCCCGATCGGAGAGAGGATGAGCACGCTCCAGCAACGGATTCTCGAGAAGGCGTACGCTGCGGTCGAGAAGCTGGGCGCGGTGAACGCTACGCTCGTGCTCGCCCCGAGTGGGTACGACGAGGTCACCGGAGTGCCGACATCTCGTCCTGCGTCTCCTCTACGGTGTTCGAACATCCTGCAGTTTACCAAGACACTAAATCCTTCGCTCGCAGGGTATGTGATGGTTGTCAACAAGGGTGTGATGGTCGCCCCCAACACCACACACAAGCTTGTGCTCGCTGGCAAAGAATACAAGATCGAGCGGACGGTAGAGCACACGATGGGCGAGATTGTGATCGCTTACGAGCTTCACATCCAGGGAGGTCAGTGATGGGATTTGAAAATCTCGAAGCATTCCAGAAGGAGCTCGACGAGTTTACGAGAGACCTCACTCCCGGGTTTGTCTCCGTCGTACAGAGAAAACTGGCTCTCGACATCTACGCTGGCGTCGTCAAGCGGACTCCTGTGGACAACGGGAGAGCGAGAGGCGGCTGGATGATCACGATCGGAGATCCGGGTGTCGGCGAACCATCCAAGGGTGCAAATCAGGTCCTCGCGCTCAACGACCTACCCAAGTTCAGTGTCGTTTACATCTCCAATAACGTCCCTTACATCGTTGTGCTAGATCAAGGCGGATATGTTCCAGCCAATCCCGACGACTCCAAAGAAGCACGCGCCAAGCGTGCAGCAGGCCGAGACGAAATCAGGCGAGACCGAGCCGAGGCAGCTTTCGGCGATCCCGGAGCGACGTTTGTATTCTCTGGCTTCTCATGGCAGGCCCCTAACGGCATGGTCGATCTCGCGATCGGGGACGTGCGGAAGGAGTTTAACTCATGAGGTTTGAGACGGCCACCAAGGAGATCCGAGAGTATTGGAGAGACAACGTAAAGGCGGAAGTGCTCTCCCTCTCTCCAGGATTTGTGCTCGTTGGAGACAACCAGGAAATCTTAGAGGAGTGGACATCGCCCTACGGACGGATCTCAATTATGCCGGGAGACACTCAGCGAGCAACCATCGGAGCCTTCACCGACAACCTGCACCGGTCAACAGGAATCACCATGGTGAGTGTGTTTGTTCCATTCGGGACGGGAGATGAACTCGCTCTGCGGATGACCGACCTCATCGCAAGGAAGTTTACTGCGGTCACTACAGGCATCGTGACCTTCACAAATGCAAGCCACGTTCGGGTGGGACGGGCAGGGAAGTGGTGGCAGTTTAACGTAAGCTGCCCGTTCTCTTTCGACACCACAGCACCATAAGGAGAAACACATGACCGCGTTCTCAGCCGACAGCAACCGGATGGCAATGCTCTTTGCAAGGGAGACTCAGTACGGAGTGCCTCCCACCACTCCCTCCATGGCCTTCATGCGCACAACAGGAGAGAGCCTCAAGCAAGACTCCCAGACGACCACATCGCAGGAGATTCGCTCCGATCGACAGACGTCTGACGTCGTCCGTGTGGACGTGAGTTCCTCGGGAGACATCAACTGGGAACTCTCTTCTCCGCTCAACAACGCTACCCCGGACGCATCCCTGAACCAGTTTGACAACATGTTCCCTGCGGCCATGATGTCGTCTGGGTGGTCGTCTGCTGTAACGGTCACTGCTTCGCTGTCAGTCACTGCGCTAGATCAGTCGCTGAACTCTTCTGCTCTGTTCGGTTCCATCAACGCAGGTCAGTGGATCCGTCTGAGCGGAATGACAGCCCCTGGTAACAACGGGTACTTCAAGGTGGTCAGCAAGTCCTCTTCGAGCAAGTTGATTCTTGCGGGTGCGATCGCCCTGGTCGATGAGGCTTCTGCTTCCCGAGTGCTCTTCATGCCTCCGCAGGTCGTCAACGGCACTACTTTCACAAGCTACACAATCGAGAAGCGATTCTCGGACTTGACAAACGAGTTTGGCCTGCTTACCGGACAGGCCATCAACGGCATGAACCTGAACGTGGCCAGACAGGCGATCATCACCGGAGGCTTCAGCTTTCTGGGGAAGAAGGAAGAGTCTCAGAACGCCACTCTCGCCAACAGCACGGTGGTCGCCACTAGTACTGACGTTCTGCAGTGTGTCGATGACGTCTCTTACTTTGCCGAGGGGATCCCGGTTCTGGGAGGTCCGTGTGACTTCGCCATCACCGGATTCAACTTTGCTCTCAACAACAACCTCCGCTCTCGTACCGAGGTCAGCAAGCTCGGTGCAGTCTCCATCGGAGTGGGCTCGGTCGGTGTGACCGGATCTCTCACAGCGTACTACAAGAACAAGACGGTGATGAACAAGTATCTGGCGATGGATGCGTCTTCCGTTGCGGTCATCGTGCGAAAGGCTGGCACCAACCTCGGCTGGATCTTTGAGCTTCCTCGCATCAAGTACACGTCTGGCCAGCGTGTTGCGGGAGGTATCAACCAGGACATTATCGCTCAGATGCAGTTCACTGCGTACCGCAACCCCGACGAGGACGCCACTGTCCGAATCGCTCGTCTCGCATGAGCAAGAATGCCGAGCGATGGCGGCACGAGCCCATCGCACTCGCCACAACTGCGCCTGTTTAACGGAGGCACTGCAGATGGCTACGAAGCTGTTCAAGATTCAGACCGACATCAACAAGTCTCACAACGGGGTTTCGATCCAGTACCCGGGCACCGACTTCCACGTCGGTATCCGGCGTGGAGACAATCCCAGGTTCGAAGAGGCTGTCCGAGATCTTCGCATGGAGAGTCAGGGCAAGAAGCTCCTCACTGGCGAACTCAACTCTCGAGAGGCTCTCAACATCATGGCTCCTGCGGTCGCCCGTCACATCATCGTCGATTGGAAAAATCTCGCCGACAACGACGGTAACCCCATCCCCTACTCACCTCAGAAGGCGATGGAGATCCTTCAGGATCCTGAGTCCACCGACCTCTACCTGTGGGTGATGAAGCAGGCCAACGACCCGAGCAACTTCCGCAAGCAGCAGGCGGAGGCAGAAGCGCAGGGAAACTGACAAGCTGCCTAGCGTGGAGCCTCCAGCACGGGAGGCCCGACGTTCTCTCCATGTACGAAGAGATGCGGTCGAAGGGTCGAGAGACGCCCCTCGACCGTAGGCCTCTCCTTCTCCAGGAAGCGTACCCGCTTTGGAGAGCGTTCACTTCGCTCAGTGCAGGGCGTCAGACAGGAATGGGGCCGTGCCCCATTCTTCTACAGGACATCGTCTCGTACCTCGATCTCTACGAAATCGAAGATCCCGACTCACGACGATTCTACTTTGAAACCGTTCGGCTGATGGACCGGGTGTGGATGGACCTCGCGGAAGAAGACATCAAGTCTCGCTCACAATCTCCTACGGAGCCTTCACGTGTCAACCGCTCTTGAGAAAGTCCTGCGCATCTCGATCGACGCTCGCGGTGCGCAGGCTGGCGGACAGCAGGTGATCGACGCGGTGGGAAAGATCGGGATGGTGGTCGGCGACACATCGGCCAAGTCTCTTGAGATGGAGAAGAACCTCGGAGGCTCTCTCCAGCGAGTGGGAGAGATAGCCGTAGACACAGCTTCGCAGACAGCCAAGCTGGACAAGGCGATGGCTCTCGCGACCCGGACAGGCGACTTCTTCCGCTCGACTATCTCGCGGCTGTTTGCGGGAGCATCTCTCGCCACGAGCGCGGGCATTCTGATTAACGAGTTTATAAAGCTGGACGCTGCGATGATCGGTGTGCAGAATACGACAGGTAAGACCGGCAGCGATCTCGAGAATCTGAGGTCGAGAATCATCGGACTTGGTGCTGCACTTCCAGCGACCACAGCAGAGGTCGCTCGGCTTGTCGAAACAGGTTCGCAGCTAGGCATACGAGGCAACGAGAACCTCGTCGAGTTTTCTAAGGTAATGCTGCAGGTTGCAACTGCTGTTGAAGTCAATGCCGAGTCTGCGGCTAAATCGATGCGCAATCTCGCTCGCTCAGCAGACGAGAAGATCGACGTGGAGACATTCCGCAATCTCGGAGCGTCGATCAACGCCATCAGGGACGTGACCGGAGCTACTGGAGATCAGCTTCTCGGTCTTGCCACTCGTATCCAGCAAGTGACGGAGAGGTTTAATGTCGGATCCCAAGAGTCTCTCGCTCTCGCTGGAGCGTTGAGTCGGTTCGGAGGGGCTGCAGGTCAATCAGTGCCTGTGGTCTCTAGGCTGCTGGACGTAATGGATAAAGACTTTGTTGATGCGTTTGGAGGAAACTCGATCACCGCACTGCACGGCATGCTGACCTCTCTGAAAGAGTTTGCGAGACAGGGAGGGAACATGGAGCAGGCGGCTCAGAGTCTCGGCGTCAATCTCGAGAGCCGACTCGGTCGGTCGTTCCTGACGCTCGTCAACGGAGCGGACGACCTCGCAGAAATGCTTCAGGTCGTGTCTAACAAGCAGGCCAACCTCGACAGTCTCAACGACGAGTCGGCTCGGGTGTGGAGCCAGCTAAACCATCAGGTCACACAGTTCTGGGAGGCAATCAAGCTTGCGGGGTTGTCGCTAGTAGACGACTTCATCGAGTACCTCAAGCCTGCTGTAATGTGGCTCAACCAATTTGTCCTCGGCTTGTTTGTAACCAACGAGGGACTCACCGAGCTTACGGACAAGGGCAGGGTCGTGGCTGTGGCGATGGGTGTGGTTGCGGCGATACTCGGCTTGATCGTGGGTGTGCCGATCGTCGCTTGGCTGGCGTCCGTTGCGTCTGGTATGGGAGCCATTATTTCCCTCATGATGCCGGTGATTGTACCTGCGCTCGCGGTTCTCATCGGTCTGCTCGCAGCTATTGTGGCGTTCGACATGGGTGGGTACTTCTTCAACGAATTCAAGATCGTCCAGCAGACGGCTGCTGCGGCTGTGCACATTCTGAGTGACGGATGGGCGTACGTCAAGAACTCGTTTAGTGTCAACGTAGCGACGATGCGGTACCTCTGGGAAGAAATGACAAGTCAGCTTGTGTCGGGTATCGGCTTCGCCATCGGAAAAGTTATCGAGAAGCTGCGGTTTATTCCGGAAGAGATCCGGGACGTCATCGGTCTCGGAAACACAGCACTCGACGAATGGGCTGCACGCTCCGCAGGACTCGGAAACAACAAAGCAGTGGACGAAGCCAAGAAAAAACTGCAAGACGCTGTAGGAGTTCTGAACGCTGACCTCGCTGCCAACAAAGCGATTTACGACATTACGATGAAGAACATCGAGACAGAATTTCAGGGTAGCGACCGTAAGACAGGCCAGAGCTACATTGACCTGATCGGAGAAGGGGCTGCTGCGTCTTTCGCGCAGGTCAAGGACTTCTTTGGAACTGCATCGGAGGAAGCGAAGAAGATGACCGCTTCGACGGACGCTGCGGGAGACTCCGTCAACCGCATCGCAAACCCGCCTAATCTTTCCGCTCTGGACAAGCTGCTCAACTCCCTCAAGAAAGTGGACCGGGCCAGCGATAACATGGCGAAGAGCCAAGCCGATGCGGGTCAGAGACTGCGCGAAATGTTCTCTTCGCTCGAGTTTGAGATCACACTCATCGGCCGGGACGCCGAGGCGCGTGAACGAGCAGCTACAGCCGTCAAGGTCCATGGTGCGGCGATGAAAGCATTCAACAACGACCTGGACAAGTCCTTCGACGCGACCATCGAGTACCTCGCTCTTCTCGACAAGTTGTTTGACGCCAAGAGCGTCTACAAGCTGAGTGAGATGCGCAGAGAGATCAGCGACAGCATCGATCAGTTCGGCAAGTCTCCTGTCGAACGCGGCAACTCTAAACTGATCGGAGACTACCTCGCCGAGTCTCTCAAGCGGTACCATGGAAACTTGATACTGGCAAAAGCAGACACCGAGGAATTCATCGATCTTCTCCGGAAGAAGGACCTGGTAGACACGATGCAGAACCTGTCCGACACCATCGGGAACGATGTGGGCGGTGCGTTCCGCGATGCTGTCTACGAAGCAAAGTCGTTCGGCGAGATCGTGAAGGGTGTGTTCCTCGACATATCTAAGGCTGCGTTTGATGCGTTCGTAACTAAGCAGATCGCGAGCGTCGTGTCGGGACTCGCATCGAGTGCTCTCGGGTCTGCGGCTGGCGGACTCTTCTCGTCTTCAACCCCAGGCCTGGAAGGAGGCAGCATCAACCGTTTCTCAGGCCAGCTGAGCGTTCCAGACACTACGTTCGTCAGTGACCTGACTCCTGTAGGCCGTGCGAGCGGAGGATTCGTCGAGGGAGGACGAGACTATATGGTTGGAGAAAACGGACCCGAACGACTCCGCTTGACGCCATACGGAGGCTTCGTCTTCCAGAACGGTGCGAGCGGGAGCACGACCAACAACAGGACGGTCACGGTAAACATGACAGTGCAAGCGGTTGATGCAGACTCGTTCCGGAAGAGTAGTCGGCAGGTGTCCGAGGCTCTCCGCCAGCAGTTGAACAGGAGCTAAAGCGATGGGCTTCCACGAGGTCAGGTTTGCAGACGACATTTCTTATGGCTCTTCGGGAGGGCCTGGGTTTAGTACCAACATCGTCCGGCTGGACTCCGGAGCCGAGGTTCGCATCCCTCGATGGAGTTCGGGCACACACAGGTACAACGTGGCGTACGGACTCAAGTCTCAGGCCCAGGTCGATGCGCTCAAGGCTTTCTACCTTGCTCGAATGGGGGCGACGCACGGGTTCCGATACAAGGACTTCTCCGACTTTAGTACCGGACCACTTGGTGTAGGCACCTACTCCCCTACCGATGTTGTTGCGATCAACGCTGCCGCCGACGGAACGACTTTCCAGCTTGTGAAAAAGTACGTCTCCGGACCTACGACCGTCGTCCGCACGATCACCAAGCCTGTGTCTGGTGCTGTCCGAGTGGCTGTGAACAATGTCGAGCGGATGATCGGTGTGGCGGTAGACACCACAACCGGGATCGTGACTCTTTCCCCAGGATACCTTTCAGGCGATGTGGTGACCTGGGGCGGTGAGTTTGATGTGCCGGTCCGCTTCGAGGGATCGACCGACCAGATTCTCTCAGCTACCATAGAGGACTACTCAAACCGCAACGCATCGGTTGAACTGATCGAGATCAAGGCTGGCATCGTCTCTCCGGAAGAGAAGAACTTCGGAGGGAGTCGAGAGATTGTGGCCACATCGGACTTTGCTGTAGGCTTCGGCACCGGCAGAGTGCAGGTGGTGACAACCACGTCGTCCGGCCTCAACGCGCTCCTGCCCGACCCTGCTACGATCGAGCCT